AAAGGAGCCACCGAGTCCTCTCTCTCCGGCTACCCCTAGACCCCAGACCCAATTACCGTTACGGATGTGGCCGACAGACTGCCCGGATTCGGGTCGATTCGGCGCTCGAAGTGGCGAAACGAGCGAGCCGTAGACGGGGTCGCCAAACTGTTGCGCGATACGGACCGATACGGTCCGATCGAGGCGGCCGTTGTATGTCTCGCCCGCACGACGGCCGCTTCGCTGGATCGCCTCGAGCACGACGAGCTCAGATCGGAGCATGTGATCGGGACTGTCGCCCGGGTTCACTTGCAGGCGTTGTCGGTGTTGCGTCCGTCGATGATGCCGACCGGTGACGCGTTCGACCGGATGCTCGATGATCTGTCCACCGCGTTACGGGACCCCTCGGCGTCCTGAGCGGCCCACGACCGGGCCGCGTGTCGCCGTCGTCGCCCGCCAGCTCGGCCACGATCTGCTCGGCTGGCAGCGTCACGTCGTCGACGTCGCCGGGGAACTGGACGCCGCCGGCCTCCCGGTGTATTCGACGGTGATCGTGGGCGCCCCGCGCCGTGCCGGTAAGACGCTGCTCACCCTGGCGGTGCTGTTGGAGCGGGCGTTCACGGGGCGGCGGCGGCGGGCGTGGTACACCGCGCAGTCGCGCGCCGACGCGGCGTTGACGCTGCGCGACGAGTGGGCGCCGCTGATCGCTATGTCGCCGTTCGGGCAGTTCGTGCCGGTCCGCCTGGCGAACGGCTCGGAGGCGGTGACGGTGCCGCGGATCAACTCGACGGTGCGGATCTTCGCTCCCACCCCTTCGGCGTTGCACGGTCAGGCGGGCGACGTGATCATGTTCGACGAGGCGTGGGCACACTCCCGGGCGCGTGGCGGTGAGCTCGAGGTGGCGGCGCGGCCGTTGATGGCGACCCGCCCGGGCGCCCAGACATGGGTGCTGTCGGCCGCCGGGGACATCGATTCGACGTGGTGGGCCGATCAGATCGACGTCGGCCGCGCCGCCGCGCTCGAGGACCGGGGCCGCGGCGTGTGCTATCTGGAATGGTCGGCCGACGCCCCCGGGCTCGACGTCGACGACCCGGCCGTGTGGGTCGACTCCCACCCCGCCGTACGTCACGAGGGGAACCCGGACGGCACGATCACGCTCGACTGGCTCGCCGACGAACATGCCCGCAACCCCGAGCAGTTCCGCCGCGTCTATCTCAACATTACCGACCGCACCGGCGGCGGCGCGGCGCCGCTCGACATCGAGCAATGGCACCGCCTGCGGATCGACAACTGGCGCCGCCGCGGTGACCTCGTCGCCGGGGTCGCGTGCTCACCCGACCAGTCCTCGACCGCGGTCGTGATCGCCGGCATCGTCGACGACGCCCCCGTCGTCGAGCTCGTCGAGTTCCGCGCCGGGCACGGATGGGCGCCCAGCCGGATCGTCGAGCTCGTCGACCGCTGGAACCTGGCGACCGTGGCGCTCGACCCCGGGGGGCCGGCCGGGGTGCTGGTGCGTCCGTTGCGGATCGCCGGCGTTCATCTGACCGAGCTGCCGTTGCGTGACTGCACCGCGGCCGCCGCCGCGCTCGTCGAAGCGGTCCGCACCGGCCAACTGCGCCACCGCCCCCACCCGGCGCTCGACGCCGCCGTCGTCGGTGCCCGCCGCCGAGTGATCGGTGACGGCGCCTGGCTGTTCGGGCGTCGTGACGCCGACGCCGACGTCGCCCCCCTCGAGGCGGTGACGTTCGCCCATTACGTGATCCCGGCGCTCTACACCGCCGCCGCAGGCGTCGCGTGACCCGCCACGATTCGTTCTGAGGACGAAACAGGGCCGGGTGGTGTAACGGGGCCGGGGTTTCGTGTAACTGATCTGAGCGTTGCGGTCCGGGTGCGGTTACGTCAGCGTCGACAGTCGATGGGTCTGTGGTCGCGGGTGTTCGGTTCGGAGCCGACATCAACGCCGATCGAAGCCCAGATCGCCTACTACGTCGCCGACCGGTTGGCGTGTATCGACATCTTCTCGCTTCCGACCGTCGTCGCCGGCCGCACCCTCACCGCCGACGTCGTCGCGACGATGCAGATGGTCGCCCACTCCGGCAACACCCGTATCCGCCCGACCCCGCCGCTGCTGCGCCGCCCCGACCCGCGTGAGCCGTACCGCACGACGATCGAAAAGATCGTCAACCAGCTGTCGCGCCACGGCGTGTGCTGGTATCGGATCTACGACACCGGCGCCGATGGGTGGCCGCTGGCGATCCGGATCATCAACCGGCCCCGCGTCGCCTGGCAACTGTCCTCCACCGCCGACGAGGTGGTGAAGGTCTGGATCGACGGCGTCGACACCCCGCTGCAGTCGGTGCGCTACATCGCGTTCCGCTCGGACCCCGGCCCCCCCGGCACCGCCCCGCTCAACGATGTCGCGTCGGTGCTGGCACAGCTCGTGCACGCCTACGAACTGGCCGGCGCCTACTACGAAACCGGCGCCCAGGTGCCGCCGTACGCGCTGAAACACCCGGCCCGCCACACATCCGCGCAGGCCGAGGCCTTCATGACTCAGTGGGAGGCGGCCCGCACGCTGCGCCGCCCGGCGTTCCTATCCGGCGGCGTCGAGCTCGAGACGTACAACCCGGTGTCGGCCGCTGACGCCATGCTGCTCGACGCGTTGAACTATCTCGACGCGGTGGCGGCCCGGGTGCAGCTCATCCCTCCGTCGCTGCTCAACGTCCAGTCGCATTCGTCGCTGACGTACTCGACGACGCTCGACGAGCTGCGCCGCTGGCTCACCTTGTCGCTGATGCCCGGCTACCTGTCGCGCATCGAGGCGTCGTTCACGGATCTGTTGCCGCGCGGCCAGGAGGCCACGTTCGACACCTCGGCGCTGTTGCGGATGGACTTCGCTTCGCGGGTCGCGACCTATGCCGGGTCGATCGCTGCGGGGATTCACACCGTCGCCGAAGTCCGCGCGTTGGAGGGTTTGCCGACCGTGCCTGAGCGTGAGCCGGTCCCGGTCGATACGAACGTGGAGGGGATCTGATGCCCGAATGGTTGACCCGTGAAGCCGACGTAGCCGTCGTCGACCATGACGTCGAGGGCCGCACCGTCACCGTTCGCCTGTGCCGCTGGGACGATCCGCGTGACGTCGTCGACCCGGACGGTTCCCGCTACCGCGAGCAGTACCCGTCGGGCTCGCTCGAGCTGGCCGCCAACGTCCACGTCGCCGACCGTCACGAGGGTTCCCTGATCGGACGAGCGTTGCCTGACACGTTCGATCAGGGAACCGACGGCCCGACCGTCGAGCTGCGGATCGCCCACACGATCGCCGGTAACGACACCCTGGCGTTGATCGACGCCGGCGTGCACCGGTCGGTGTCGATGGAGCTCGAGCCGGTCGAGGCCGCCACCGTCGACGGGATCGTCACCCGCACTCGCTCGATCGTGCACGGTCTGGCGTTCGCGTTCCGACCCGCCCACGACGCCCCGATCCTCGCAGTCCGAGAAATCCCGAAAGAAGGAGCCATGCCCATCACCGACACCGCCACCCTCGACCCGCCCGACGTCGACACCCCACCGCCCGCCGGTGATGTGCTCACCGTCGAGGTGTTCAACCGCGAGCTCGACGTCGTGCGCCGCGACATCATCGCCCACCAGACCCCGGATACGGGTTCGCCGCTGTGGCAGTTCCGGTCGCTCGACGAGGCGGTGACGGCCGGCTATTCCGACGTCGTGGTACGTGACACGCTGCACCGGGCGCTGGCCGACCAGATCACCACCAACAACCCCGGCGTGATGCAGCCGGCGTGGGTGTCGAACATCTTCGGGATCGTCGAGCACGGCCGCCCGACTATCTCCGCGTTCGGTGTCGACGACCCCGGCCCGTCCGGCATGGATGTCAACTGGCCCTACTTCGACGGCGACCTGACTCTGTTGGTCGGGGTACAGGCGACACAGAAGACCGCGATCACTTCGGTACGGGTCGATCTCAAGAAGGGCGCCGCCGCCCTGGTCACCTACGCCGGCGGGTCGGACCTGTCGTATCAGCTGATCCGGCGTTCGTCCCCGTCGTACCGCGACGCCTACCTGCGGATCATGTACGCCGCCTACGCGGCGGTGACCAACAAGGCCGCCGCGATCGCGATCGTCGCCGGCGGCGGCGTGATCTACGACATCGCCGCCGACACCACCGGCGACGCGTTCCGCACCGCCCTGTTCACCGCATCCGTGCGGGTCCAAGCGGCGACGGGTTCGCCGGCGTCGTTCGCCCTCGCGGCAACCGATGTGTTCATCAAGGTCGGCGGCAAGCCGTCACTTTTCCCCGACGGCTACGGCGTGCAGAACGTTTCCGGCACCGCCGACGCCGCATCGCTGCGCGTCAACGTGTCCGGTATCGACGTCATCCATGACCCGTACCTGCCGACCGGCCAAACGTTCGTCTCGAACGGGACCGCCGCGTCGTGGTACGAAGACGGCCCGTTCACCGTCGTAGCCGAAGACGTCGAGAAGCTCGGCCAGAACGTCGCCGTGTGGGGACTCGGCGCGTTCGCCACCCACGTTCCCGCCGGCATCATCGAGCTGAACGCGACCGGTATCCCGTCCGCGCTCGCCGCCGACGACGACAACGGCACCGCCAAGAAGAAGTGATCCGGTGCCACTCGATCCGGTAGCGGTCACCGCAGCGGTGGCCGCCAACGTTCACCGCCCGCCCGACGACGAGCTCGTCGCCCGGGCGGTGGACGCCGCGATCGAGTACGTCGCGATCGAAACGGAGCTGGCGTTCACCGAACCACCGACCGACCTACCGGACAGTCCGCTGGTGTTCTCGGGGATGGTCGGGTTCGCCGGCCGTTTCTATCTCGACGCCTACTCACCCAACGGCGTCACGGGCGCGGTCGGCGACGATTCGTTCGCGCCGGTGTTCAACCCGGAGGATCTGTACCGCCACTGGCACCACTACTTCGACCACTTGAAGATTGCGTGGGGTGTGGCGTGAACGTCGCCGATCTGATCAAGCTGATCGGCGACGGGCTCGTCGAAGCCGGACACACGATGGTTTCCGTCGTGCCGCCCGGTACCCCGTTGTCGACGATCCCCTGCGTCGCCATCGCCCCGGCCAACGACGAGCTGACGAACGGCAACCGGACCCTTCAATACGGGTTCGACGTCACCGTCATCGTCCAACGCAACGCCCAGGTCAGCCAATACGAACTGCTGACCGAACTCGAAGCGATCGTCGTGCGGTCGCTGATCCCATCCGAAGTGCAGTTCGACGGTCCGATCGTGTTCGCCTCCACCGGGGGCGAAGCGACCGGCGAACCGCCCGCCCTGTCGCGAGTAATCCCGGTCACGTTCACCGCCGACGTCGACCTCTGCTGAACGGAGCCCATATGCCCACGTACGAAATCAACCCGAACAACGCAGGCTCCATCAGCCTCGCGTTGGAGGGCATCACACCGCTCGTCGAGTACGCCTGTCAGGTGACCGACATCGTGCTCGAGCCAACCCAGAACACCACCACCACCCCGGGCACCTACTGCGCGGCGCCGCACGACTCACCCGGCGCCTCGAGCTGGGCGATCGTGATCTCGTTCCTGCAGGACTGGGGCAACACCCCGTCGTTGTCGGAGTTCACGTTCACGAACGACGGCGCCCTGTGCGACTTCGAGTTCACATCTGCCAACCCGGCCAGCGTGCCGGACATGTCGGGGCAGGTGTTCGTCACCGCCACCGCGTTCGGCGGCCCAGCCGGTGAAGCATGGGCGGTCACCACGCAGCGTTGGCCGTGCAACGCCAAACCGACGTTGACGCCGTCGGTGCTGCTCACCGCCAGGGGTGGTAAGGCCAAAGAATCCGCGAACGCGTAGCCCGGTCATGGCGACCGGCGCTGCGAACATGCGGACGCTGACGCGCCAACTCAAGAAGGTGCCCGACGAGTCCGTCACTGAGCTGGTGCGTTGGATGGTGCCGCGCTCCGAACAGCTCGGCGGCCGCATGCTGTGGTTCGGCAAGAACCGCAAGCTCACCATCAAGATCAAGAAACGCTGGAAGAAGCAGGCGTCGAACATCGCGATCGTTGCCGGTGTCCCGGTGTCGTGCTGGTCGATCAAGTCGTACGGCCGCAAAGGCGGCTACGACGTCAGACCCAAGACGAAACAGGCGCTGAGTCTGCGCGGCTACGCACCCGGTGTCTATTTCGCTCATTCCGTCCACGTGCAGTCGGGCACGGCAGGCGACCGGCGTTGGGATCGTCTCATCGCTGAGGCGCGGGTGAGGTTCCCCGACATCGTCGGCGACCTCGTCGAGCGGAAGGTGGCCGCCTGATGGCTGCGAAGAACCGGGTTGAAGTCGAGATCGTCGCCACCGACGAGGCGTCACCGAAGCTCGAGCATGTCGAACGCCAGATGGAGGCGCTCGAGGCCGACCCGGTCAACATCAAGGCCGACACGACCGGGCTCGACAACTTGGGCCGCTCTGCCAGTTCGTCGAAGTCGGTGCTCGCCAACATGGTCGGCAACTCCACCCAGGACCTCAGCGCGTTGGGTGGTGTCGCCGGTTCGGCCGGGGTGGCGATCGGCCAGATGGGCGAGTACATGGCCGACGCCTCAGCGTCTGGTGAAGGGCTGACGTCGATCCTCCGCAACTTCGCCGGGGTCGCCGGGCCCATCGCCGCGATCACGGTCGCCATGGCCGGCATCCAAGACATCATGAAATCGATGTCCGAAGGGCAGGCAGCGGAGAAAGCGTTCGATAAGAAGCAGATCGAGCAGTTCACCGAGGCGATCAAGACTGGCACCGACGCCACCGAAACCTATGCCGAGACGTTGGCCGAGACCGGCGAAGTGCTCGCCGAGACCGGCGCCCAGGCCGGCCCGGCGTGGGCCGCGATCCTGCCCGGTGTAGGCGCCATCACCAAGTCGTTGACTGGGCTCGGCAAGTTCGGCCAGGAGATCGAGAACATTCTTCCCAAGCTCAACGAGGCCGGCATCTCGGCTGAGCGGTGGACGTCGATTGTGACCGCCGGCGCTGACGATCAGGTCGCCCAGATGGACAAGCTGCGCGGCGCGTTGGAACGGATCAACATCAGCGACGAGAAACGCCACGAGCTGCTGATCGCCGCCCGCAACGCCCAGGACAACTACACGACGTCGTTGGAGAGAACCGCCGAGGTCGAGAAGTTCTTCGGTGACGGTGTCACGGTCCCGACCAAGTTCGAGGAACCCGACGTCGAAGCGTTCATGGAGAAGGTGCAGGCCGCGCTCGACAAGGTCCCGGTCAAGGTCAACACCACCCCGGTCGCCTCCAACGGGTTGCAGTTGAACTCGAACGCGTTCGTGCCGGCCGGTGTGACGAACAACTACTACCACGTCCCCGGATCTCCACCCGAGACGGTCCGCCAGATCGGTTTGTACGAGACCCGCAACTCGTCGCGTACGGGCGGCTAGTGACGACGCTCGACGAGCTGGTCGGCGCCACCCCGGCCGCGACCCGTGGCGTACCGGCCGGGTTCGTCCACGGTACGGGGGTGTGGCGTCACGTCGTCGAGATCGCCGACCCCGGGTTGGGCGCCGCTGTCGTGTGGCATGACCTGACGGCTGTCGAGGGGGCGTTCACCGGCTACGACTACACCCGCGGCTCGGACGGCTACCAGGGCCGCTACCGGGCGTCGGTCGTCGAGCTCGACCTGTACTGCTCGACGGATGCGTTGGCGCCGTGGAACACCGACAACTCCGACACGTTCGGCACCCACATCGACCTCGGCCCCGGGTTGTTGATCCGTTCCGGGTTCATCCGTGTCGCGGGCGGGGTTGTCAACTCGTGGAACCCGCGTTGGACATGCAAAGTCGAGGCGTGGGGTGACGCCTCCCATGCCGCCGGGAAGGTGCGCCGACATCGGGTGACGGCCCGTGACACGATGTCGTCGCTCGTCGGGGTGCCGCTATCGGCCCGTCCGGAGGAGAACTGGTTCGACCGGCTGGTGTGGACGATCGCCAACTCCGGGTGGCCGTACGGCTGGTTCGCGTACGGGGCTCGCACGACGTCGGCCGCCGCCCCGATCCTGCTGCTACCCGAACGGCCCGCATCGTCGTCGGCGATCAACGAGCTGGACGCGACACTCGACCCGGTCGGGTTGCAGTGGTACACCGACCGTCAAGGCCGCTTGATCGTCCGGCCCCGGGTGAACGACACGTTTCATGCGGCAGCGTTCCTGGCCGGCGCGATCGGCGACCCCTATCCGGACAGGTCGCCGGTCGAGTTCGCCTGGTGGGCGTGCATGGGTGACCCGCCGGCTGACGGTCACGCCGCCTACGCCGTCGACACACCGGGGGTGGACCCGTTCGGGTTCGACGGCACCGACCGGTGGGTTGTGAACCATGTGAAGGTGACGGACCCGACCGGGCCGGGATTCGACGACGACGACCCCGTCAGCATCGGACGCTATGACCGCAAGACCCAGCAGATGCAGTGGCAGGCCCCCAACGATGTCGTCGCCGCCGACCTGTTGGCGTTGCGGGCCGACGCCACTGTCGAGGCCCGCCCGTTGCACACCAACATCGCACTCGCCAACTTCCATCCCGGCCCCGCCACAGCAGAGTTCTTGGATTACGTCACGATCCTGCATCGCAACACCGACGCCGGCCATGAGGCGTTCGGCAACGGCTGGCTGCGTTCGTACACCGAGCAGGTCCGCCCGTTGGGTTGCGACACCGACTGGTCGCTGCAGCTAACGGTCGACATCTACAACATCTCGGCCGCCGCCACATCGCTGCTACCGGTCGAAGACCTCACACTCGAAGACGTGACCGACACGCAAGCCACGTTCTCGTGGACAAACCCGACCCAGGTCGTCACCCCGACCCACACCCAGATCAGGTTGATCAACCCGGCGTCGCTGTGGCAGACCGTCGAATACCCCCTCGACGGGCTGATCTGGTCGGGGCTGGTGCCGGAGACCGGCTACGAGTTCCAGGTGCGGCTGATCCGCCGGGTCGACGGTGTCACCACCCACTACTCGCCGATCCGGGCGCTCAACTTCACCACCCTCGAGGCGACCGTGCCGATCGTCGACGACGGCGACGTGATCCTGCCACCCCCCGACGACGGCTGCGAAGTGTTCTGGGAACTGGTCTCATCGCCGGACGGCACCGACCCGTGGACCGTCGAAGATTCCGGCACCATCACCGAACCCCCGTACGAGCTGCCCGACTATGACATGAGTCTGCTCGACCCGGACGTGTGGTATCGGTTCCAGTCCCGCGAGATCTGCTCCGGGGTCCCCGGATCGTTGGACGTCGGCGACGTGTTCGTCGTCGAATGCATCGCCCGCGACGTGGCGTCGACACCGCCGTACGACGACGACAACCTCGTCGCCTACTGGCCCGAACTCTGCCCGAACAACGAGATCAGCGAACTGGTCTCCGGGGAGGAAATGATCCAAGGGCACGCCCTCACCCGTGTCGACGTCATCGACGAGATCCCGGTCATGGTCACCAGCGGGGCCGGTCTGGTCGGCTACCAGATCATCGGATCACCGGTCGGCTCGAACGATCTGTCGATCGGCTGCCGGGTGATGATCGGCAACCCGCCCGCGACCGAGACGACGGTGTTCGAGTACGGCGGGGCGTGGATCTCGATCGTGAAAGACGCCGCCGCACCGGACCCCGACGCCGCCGGGTTCACCGTCAACGGCTACATCCAACGCGCCGCCGGGGTCATCAACGTCATCCACGGCACCACCATCTTCGGGCTAGACGACGTCTACGACCTGCTGCTCACCCACGACCCGGGGACAGGCGACCTGATCCTGTACGTCGACGGTGTTGTCGAAGTTGCCGATGTCGTCGCGTTCGGTGACCGGGTGGCGTTCGGACCGGTCCTATATCACACGATGGACGACCTGACCGGCGGCGCCTACGCCAACCACGGCAGCCTCGCCGCCCCCAACGGCGCCATGAAGGACTTCAACACCGCCTCCGGCGCCGCCGCCAACCTGCCGATGGAAGAAGAGGCCCCGTTCACGTTGTGCTGCAGGCTGGTTTCGGCCAACGGCGAATGCCTCACCACCCACGGCAACGCCGCCGCCGCCGGCTACGGCAACCAGACCACCTACTCGGTGTTCGCCAAACTCGCCTCCGGGATCCCGTTACCGGCCGCGATGGCGCTGTCGGCCAACGGCAACAACCCGACCGGGTTCGCGTCGCGTGAACATCTGTTCGCCATCCAAACGAACGGCGCGATGTCGCTCAACATGTTCAACGGCGGCACCCAAACCACGTTCACGACCGCAGCCGCCGTAATCCCCAACGACGGGGCATGGCACATGCTGACCTGTACGTTCGCCGCCTCTACCGCCGTACGGTTCTACGTCGACGGCGTCCAGGTGTTCGCCCAGACGACCGGCATCCCGGCCGCCAAGAACAACCCGGCGACGAACCAGAAACCGTGGGGCGGCCATTCGAGTTCGGCGACCGGCGCCAACATGTCGCAGCCGCCGCTGTTCCCGTTCAACGGCTGGCTCGCCCACTGCTTCATCGAGAACACCGCCCTATCAGCGGCCACGATCTTGGGGATCTGGGAGGCGGTGTTCCCGCCGTGACCGAACCGACCACGATCTGGATCTCGACCGCCACCGGGGTACAAGAGGTGCTGACACCGGTCGAAGGCACACCCGGCCCCGCAGGCCCCACCGGGGCTACGGGTGCGACCGGCGCCACCGGTTCGACGGGTGCGACCGGCCCCGGTGTCGCCGCTGGTGGCACGACCGGGCAGGTGCTCACCAAGACCTCGAGCACCGACTACGCCACCAACTGGCAGACACCCGCCGCATCACCGGTCGGTGCCGTCACATCTTTCAGCCCGGTACGCCGTGCCGGTGGCGCCATCGACGCCGTTGGCACCGGCGGGGTGTCATGGGGCAGGTATCAGGTGATCGGCGGTATCTGCCACTTCGCGATCTACTGGCAGTTCGGCACGTCGGGCACGGTCGGCAATGCCGGGGTGACAACGTTCGATGCGCCGGTCCCGTTCTCGTCAACGGTCGGGCTCAACTATCAGCCGATCGGATCCGGCCAGTGCATCCAGGCCGGACAACGCTTCAACTTCCAAGTCACCCGCGACGCCGGATCATACGGTTTCCAACTGTGGGCACCGGCCCAGGCGACACACACCTACCCGGGCGGCAACATCACCTACAACGATTTCTGGCAGTTCAACGGCTGGTACTGGGTCTAAGGGGGACCGATGTCGTACAACACGATCAACACATGCGCCAACGATCAACCCTTCCAGGGCCGGCTGACAGCGGCCGCCGCCGCTGAGGGCGCCGACGACCCGGCCGCCGCCGCGTTCCAGTTGCGGTGGCCGGTCGCCGCCGCATCCGACATCGAGGCCGCCTACGCGTCGGCGCTCGCCGCCGGCAACCCGAACCCCGGCGGCGACGAGTCGGTCATCACCGACGGCATGATCCTGTCCAGCGTCCAAGCCAACTGGGTCGAGCCCCCACCGCCATGACCGACTTCGGCGACTTCGACGAGGACGACGCCTACGACCCCAACGAACCGGCCGACCCCGAACAGGTCGCCCGCAAACTCCACCGGCTCCGCTATGACAACTCGCTCGAATCCCGCACCTGGGACCAACTCACCGACACCGAACAGGCGCTACGCATCATCATCCTCGCCGCCCTGTTGGCGTGGCTACGACGGCAGGGCTCGCTATGACAGGTCTGTATTACGCCGAGATGTTGGACGTGCTGTTCGCCGCCGGCTGCCACGTCGCCGAGTCGGCCACCACCGACGGCTGGCAAACCCGGGCCCGCTCGTCGGGCGGGTTCCCCTCACCACCGTTGGGGGTGTGGTGGCATCACACCGCCAGCTCCACGTCCCCGGCGAACGATCTCGGCTACATGATCGACGGCTCCGACGACGCACCGATCGGCAACCTCTACATCGACCGCGACGGCACCTGCTGGCCGATCGCCGCCGGAGCATCCAACTGCGCCGGCAAAGGCGGACCCGTCACCTTCTCCCGTGGCACCTGTCCGATCGACGCCGGAAATACGCGTGGCTTCCAGATCGAGTGTGCGAACTCTGGGGTGGGCGAGCCGTGGAGCACCGATCAGGTATCGGCTCTGTTCATGGCGTCGAACGCCCTCAACGCCCACGTCGGCAATCAGCCGTACGACGTCGTGACCCACGCGCTCTCATCGGGTGGTGGTTGGACTGATCGCAAGATCGATCCGGCCACCGCTGCCGCCGTCGAGGGGCCGTGGCGTCCGAGCTCCACGAACAGCTCCGGCACCTGGCGCCTTGA